ATGCTTGATGATACTCCTGGACTGAATGGCCCGTACACCTCTCCGACAAACAACCGCGTCGTTGGTATTAGCGGTGGTGTTATTGCACCCCAGGCTGAAAAGTCGAGCGGCAAAAACTCTCTTGGCCTGACGCCTGAGCAGATGCAGGCGCTTGTATCTGGCATTATTGCCGTTGCTGTATTTTCAAAGCCTGTTCAGACCAAGCTGACTGAGATGGTTCCCAAGTTTCTCGGCGAGTCTGGTGATTTGTCATTGACGGGCATGGTGGTCACGGCACTTATCGCCGCTGTACTGTTTTATTTCGCAATCGACACGATCAAAGGGAAGATTTAAACTCTTCTCATAGGAGTACCACGAGTAGGTAATGTGTACTTTTTAATAAGTGAGTTAATGTAGCGTATGTTCTGATTTTCGTTTCCTAGTATAAAGGCGTGGAGTGCCCGAAGTTGTCTAAGATTTCTAATTTTATTGGCGTTGGACTTTGAGTTGTTTTTATTTATTTTATTCCCGTTTTTTCTCAAATTACTGCGTCGAGGATTCGGTGACCCCTTATTCACCCAGTTTGAAAATGAAGGCTGACGCAACAACTGTGCAACAACTGGGCTAGAAACCAGGCTTTCCATATTTATCAATGGTTGGTTTCTACGCCTCCCTGGCGGAGGTGCCTGAAGAAGTACCGGTACGAGACCCGGCAGAGCACCACCACGGGTCGCAGACGGACCTTTGGTGTATGACATTTATATGTATCAACATAAAAGTTTTACACTATGAATGATCATGATGAATTCTTATAAACTCGAGACGCTCGAACTGTGTCGAACAAAAGGATGGGATAAAGCTCCTGTGAGTACAGTGTGGCTGCTGTTCACAGAGGAGATTGGAGAGTTGGCTTCGGCAATACGTCAGTACCAACGCAACTTTCGAAAGACGGGACTGAAGAAGGATCGTGGGACGGATATTGTCACTGAAATGGGTGATGTATTTTCCTACCTCTTTCAGTTGGCCTATATGCTGAACGTCGATCTGGATGAGATGTGGCTGAGGCACCGTGAAAAGGTGCAGACCAGGACGTATGCTGACAAAAATATCAGTGTACACTAGAAGAAGATGACGGAAATTTTGGAAAATGACCAGCTGTCCATGGATCGCATAAATCCGTACACGGCAACCAACACGTTCGGTGTGTCGTACAATGGCGGCTACAAGTCGGTCGAGGCTTTGCCATGGATGCTCCCGCGTGAAGAAGAGTCTGAGTTGGGTGCAGAGGAGCGTCCAGAATACGAGGCGCATTTCACACCCAAGCACATATTTCGTGCACCAGCCATGACTGCCATGACTGGCAGTGTCGATCCTGCAACCTCCTTTATGTTCCCAGCCCGCAAGTATCAATTTGATGACGGAACGACGTCTTGGAGCCGTGAAGTTATCATGACTGATGGCCGAAACTACACGGACTTTGGTCCATTGACGCGCAGTGAACTGTGGCCACTCATCCTCACCATGGCCGTTCTCATATTCATTTTGGCTCTAAGAAAATTTAAATTTTGAAGCCACCACCTTGACGAGTTTCTTTTCAAGTAGGTTCTTTTCACGCGCTACATAAAGCTCTATGCATGGACACTTATGAACTTCAAGTTGAATGCACCCCGTGCAAAACATCCCCTTGCACTCCCGGCATGTCAGAGTCATCCCCTGGTTCTTCTGACACGACTGGCATTTCATTACTCTTTTTTAAATCATTCATTTTTTTACAAAGATTTCTTCGAGCCATGATGTTTTCGTCGAGAGCTTTGACGAGTCGTTCATACTCCTGGTCCAACTTTTCAAAGTCCTCGGTCATCATCTAGTATTTCGTCAATAATTTCACAGACGGGAGTGTACGCGTCGTCGACTATTTCACACAAACCAGTTTGGCGTTTTTCGAGCACCAGGTTCCAAAATCTCTGAGCCTTTGGAAGGATGCGTTCAAACCATTCTCGGTCGCGCTCAACCTCAGTCACGACAAACTCCTCAGGAGGCCCTGGGCGATACTGAATAAAATCACAAACTTCGAGATCCAAAACCTCGAGCAAAAGTTGAATTTGGGGCAGATAGTACTTTGGGACGGCGGGCGTTATTTTCCGACTGAGTGGACATTTAATTTCAATAAGTCGCCCCGATTCAGTGACGCCGTCGGGTGATCCTCCAAGCCACTTGTGGACCGAGTGTTGCACAAGACCAATTTCATGAGATTTTTGATTGTGCCGATCGTCATACAAGTCTCGGGCGATGGGTTCGAGTAGGGTTCCGTGGGCTGTTGCTGCGTTTCCATTCCATTTGTTATGGCCGCATTTTTTAACAAGCAAGTCATCTGGAGTTTCGTATGGATTATCTCCAATGGCGGTGGCGAGGTCACTGGCGGTAAGCATAGTCCCACGCAGAGCATGCCATGCAGGTGTTCGCTGGTCGTCATACGTCTTTTTCAAAAGGAATTCGACGGTTGGATGCATACTTGCTATGCGCCAATTTCTCTTAAGTTTTCAAACTGTCGATGAATCTTCCAGAGTTCACAGTTTGGAAACTCATCATCGTCGTCATCCATAAACTCGACAATTTGATACACTCGGTGATGGGTCAAGCCTCCGGTCACCCGAGTCACAGTCCTTTCTGTTTCATAACAATACTCTGACTCGAATGAATAATTGATTCCGTTGACAACCGTATAGGCTGTAAAGTAGACCCAGAGTCTATACGGTGAAACTTTAATAGCAAACTTGTCATTTATAAATACCCGATTGATTGGAATATTGATTTTGGGAATGTTTTTTAGGCGTCGAGGAGGTATTTTGAATGCGAGTCGTGTATCAATGTCCATGTGTGATACGATTCGCTCCAGTATACCCATGTATATCAACAAGTTTCAAACCTATAAACCCATGTCGAAGAATATTATCGTTGTAGTATTTCCAACCAGGCAAAACTTCATTCATAATGTACTCTCGAGTGTGGTACAATGTTCCTTCGAATGTACACAAGTCCAGACTGTTGATCACGTCTGGCTTTTCAGCAACGTAGGGTGACTTCATTGTATAGACAAAGTTTGGCGAGTCGAGAATACCAACAAGGACGTGACACGTTCCAGGGATGCACACAAAGTTGAACTTTCGGTACGTGTCGACAAACCCCTCTGGCACTTTTACAATTGGAATGCATCCGCAGGCTATTGCTTCGTAAACTTTTGAACAATACATACCGAGACCCAAAGGACAATAGACGTATTTGTAAGACGCCATCGTGTCTGCATAGTCTGCCAAAGGGACTCGTCCAGAATTTGGAAGATTTCCGCGTTCGTACCGGTTACACTCAACCGAAAAGGAATAAAATACATCATTCTTTTTTGGAATATTCTGAAGTCGCTCGGCATTTTCAACATAGTAATCAATCACGTGATCGTACAGACCGTATTCAAGATGTTGTAGTTTTGGATGATTCCAAATTGTATTCATGGCTGACCATGATAACACCTCTGGCTTTTCAATCAACTTTTCAAACTCTGTACGGGACAGAAATAGCTCAAGTGGATAGTCTGTAAATCCCGTCACAATATGACATGGTTTGTCGAGCCGGACCGTTTTTTAAAAAATTTCAAGATGATTTGTCCTCAAGGCAATCGAATCACCTGCGTCGTATTCAAAAGGTCGAAGCGGCACAAAGACTTTATTGCACGACCGAAGGATATTGACATGGGTCATAAAATGCTTCATACTCTTTTTTCGAACCTTTATTTTATAATGCTACGACGTCCTCGTCACATCACTCTGCAGTACACATGGCCTCAGCGGTACTTTTCAAGTCTTACGCCCGCCATGAAACGTGTACGCGAAAAGGAACTCTTGGTTCGGAAAAAGACTGGTCGTTTCGTCCTAGGTGCATCTGACGCAGCTGCCCGGCCACGCAAATCCAGGTGGACGTTGCAGTTTCATAAAGTGTATCCAGGACTCAAGTTTGACAAGAATTTGATTTCGAGACGTACCGGTATATCTCGTAAAGTTCTTGACACGGTGTACAATCGGGGCCGGCGTGCATGGCAGACGGGTGGGTCTCGGCCAGGTATGACGGCGGATCAATGGGGAGTTGCGCGCGTATACAAGTTTGTGCTCGTGTCCAAGAA